ATGACGATATTTCTGATGAAGTTAAAGTAAATGTTACACCAGTTCCAGTAAATCCATCAGAAATATCGTCATAGATTTTATTTGTAGTATAATTTTTTCTTAAATAAGCTCTTCCATCAAATCTAGAATAAGGTCTTAAAAGATTACTATTATCCAATCTTGCAAATCCACTACCAAGTGGTGCCTGAGTAAAGTATAATGTGCTATCTTCAATATTATAACCACCTCTATAAACTCTAGCTACATCTCCATCTGAGTGAGTAGTTGCTATTGTACCAGAAAATCCTCTCTCAACTCCCATAACCAAATAAGTTCCAACTCCACTAATTGGACCAGCAGGAGATGGTCCAGTTCCAAAGTTGAGAATTTTCATAAATTCATTATTAATCTTTAATACATCATTGATTCTAATAGAACTAATTCCAGTGATTCCAAATAAAGTTGCTCCAATACCTATTCCACCACTATTATTTGATAGTTTATAGTTAATTGGTGTGAATGCTAGTGGATATTGTACAACATTATCAATAATAATAAGAGATTTTTCCAGTCTCTTTTTCATTGTCAATTTATGAGCATTGCCACTTCCAGTATTTGTAAAAGTAAGTGCAATTCCACTATTTTTTGTACCAGTTAATTTAAAATTATCACTATCAATCCTGATGACATAAACATCTCTAGGACAAACAGTTGTTACTATCCCAGAAGTATATGAATTTCTGAAGCTAGAACCAAGAGAAACATTATTAAGAGAAACTCCTACACCTAAAGTATTGCTGTAGTAGGTAACACCTGTTCCAACTGGAACATTAGTACTTACGAAGACAGATCCAATTCCAATTGAAACAATTGTTCCAATCGATGTTCCATTACCCGAGAAAATTCCAGATCCAATTGGTAAGATGGATGTGTTTGCAACACCAGTAATAATCGTGGAAACTCCAGAAACATTTCCCACAAAATATCGGAAAGTTTGACCAATACTAACAATTGTACTTCCACTAGGAATACCTAAACCAATTACTGTTTGACCTGGTAATAAATTATCTGATGTTGAAATCCCAGTTATTGTACTAAATCCTGCTAGGAAATCTCCAACAAATACAACACCTCCAGTCAATGTTGCAGCAATTCCGATTGGTATTGCAGGCAATCCAATAAAAGTAGATCCCTCAGTATATGTTAACTCTTCATTTGGTGAGAAGAAATGATCTCTAATTCTGAACTCGCCAGTTGCTGGCTTAAATGCCAGAGTATCAATAGGATTAAATACCTTACTGAAAACTGGAATTCCTTCATAGGATAAACTAAAGTCTAATCTATTAATCCTATCACCTTGAGATCCATTAAATTCACCAAGTAAGACGGATTCTGTAATTGGTCCGTTAATTAACTCAGGTGGTATGTTAGCACCATCCGATTCTGAGTAAATTTGTTCATTAAAACTAATAATTTCACAATTGCCTGCAATTCCTGGATCTGGGAAAAACTTAAATTCTAATCTTTCGTCGTGATATTCTCCACCAAAAGTGCCAAGACCAAGTGTACTTCCAATTGACAAGAATGGACCTTGAAGTGTATAAATGTCTCTTCCATCGTGCATCATCATAACTTGATGGATTGCACGAGTTTGTCCAATACTTACATTAACGTAGCTATTGACACTTGTTATTAAATTGCTACTAAATCCAACAATAGAAGTCGATGCTCCACCAACACTTTCAGAAATATTAGTAACATATCTTGCACTTCTTTCATTATCTTGACCAATAAGAGCATATCTATATGTACCTAAACCAACTATAGGGTCAACAAATGTTCCAAATCCAACAACCCTAGATCTAATTTGTTGAGAACTATTTCTTGGATTTATAAAATCAACTTTTAAAGATCCACTATCAAGATAAGAAGTAACAATACCAATGGTTACTGAGGAAAGGGAAGTTGTATTTTTATTATTATCTACTACATATTCAGATTGATACACTTCATTCCCATCATGATGAATATAAACTTCATAATAGTTTTGTTCATTATTATCAAGATCTAAAATGTGAATAGATCCAACCAAAGACTGTGTTTTAGAAGAATCTAGTTCCAATAATGTGACCGATGTAGTTACGCCACAGTTATCACTGGTAGAGTATAAAGTTACAGCTCCTATTTCTAAAGCACTGGTAATACCAGCAAGAGTTGTATTAAACTTATTAACTAAAATTTTAATATCATAATCATCTTTAAAAATAGATTCTGGGAATATTCTTAAAGTTAAATTATCAAATTGATCAACATTTCCCTGAATATCAGCAACTGGTTTCGAACCGCCATTAGAAGACAGTGTTCCCTTTTCTACAGTAAATACATTTGCATCTTTAATACCTTCTATTAAAACATCACTATCAGTATAAAGAACAATCAAATCTGTAAGTTGAGTTTCTCTGGTTTTTGTATTTTTGATCTGAACTAAAAATCTTGCATAGGTTTCTATGTAAGTATACAAGTCAGTAAACCCTGATTCTGTATTATTTGAATTAGAGAATTGAGGTCCAATATTATCAAATGTTAGTACTCTATTAGTTCTACACTCAATGTAATCTGATAACTTTTTATTTTGGAACTTAAGGAATTTGGAATAAGTTTTACCCTCATTTGTAAAGATATCTTGATCGAATACTAAATCATAATTTGAGATAGCATCAATTCTATTTTCATCAATAAGATCAAAAACAGCAATATTAGAAATTTGTTCAGAATTTATTGGTGCTGATGCATTAGATAAAACTTCAGTGTCAGCAAAATTCTTTAATCCAGTTGGGTGTAGTAGTCTATTGACAGAATCAATAATTTCATCATATGTTTTTGTACTTTTTATAGAATATGAAAGATTTTGATAATAATCATTATCTGGAATAACTTGATAATCTTCATTTAATTTACCAACATCATCCAACCAACCAAAATCTTTTCTTAGCGAATATGAAGTTTCAAATCTACCTTTATTTCCAGAATTTTGATTAATAGTTGCTATAGTTCCAGAAACGTTTCCACGAATAACGTCATTTACCGATAATTCATACTCACCAAATAATTTAACAGTATCAGATCTAAAGTCAGTTACTACTAAATCGGTCTCAAAAAATGTACCAGAATTTGATCTAACAAATATTTTTTCACCTAAAACAAAACTAGATCTCTTCTGTATTACTCTAAAAGTTGGATAATCCTTTCTCTTTGTTACAGAACCGAAGGAAAATTGCTCTGTTCTAGCTAGTCCTGGATTTGTAGTTGCTACATCAGCAATAGTATATTCCAACTTTGCTGGAATTGTGTTTTCGAAATTAACAACTCTGAAGAATGTAAAGTCATAGTCCCTAGAATTAAAACCAGATCCAGAGGTTTCATTAACAATATTTTCTACAAAAATTTCATCACCAGATGTAAATGGTGCTGAACTAAATCCTAAAAATGGAGTGGTTAAAAATACAGTTACAATACCTATAGAATTTCCAATGATACTTGCAATTCCAACACCATTACTATTTTGAACTGAATAAATCTCATGAATTACTGAGTTTAATCCTTTTGGAATTTCTACAATCTCAACTTCACTTAAAGAAGATGAATAAGTTTTTGCTCTTAAATAACCAGAATTTATTACTTCTTTAGTTACTGGATTAAATACAACTAGTTCTGGTGGAGAAGTATAATTTCTTCCAGCATATGTAATTTCAACATTGCTGATTTCATTATTATTAACCAAATTGAGAATTGGTGAAATTAAAGCTTCTGGCCTTAAAGTTTTATCGGAAGCATATTCGAATCCTTGATCTAAAATTCTAAATTCTCTAACATTTCCTATACCAACCCCAGATATTGATATATTAGCATTAACACCATTTTCAGAATCAATCGAAGTAAAAGATGGAAGTTTTTTATATCCAAATCCACCAAAATTAATACTGATTTTATCTACACCACCAGTTTCATATGGAGAAGTTGTAGTATACTCTAGTAGTGCCTCATTAATTGTGTAAGAATTTCTTTCTGGCCTTTCTCTTAAAGAAATTTCTACAGTAGTGACACCAAATCCAAGAACAGAATAAGAACCAGAGTATAAACTATCAATATACTTAATTTGTGAATAGTTAGTAACATCAGTATCGGAGGTACTGATATATCCAGACTTTTCTAAAGCATAGAAAAGTCTGGATGGTAGAGTATTTTCATAATTAATTCTTACAAAAGATCCAGAAGAACCAAATGTACCATTCTGTACTATATTAAACTCACTAGAAGATCCGACAGAAACAAAATCATTTGCTAGTTGAGAATCTGTATAGAATTTTAAATTAAATCCAACCAATGATGAATCTGATGTGTCAAATTTTAGATTATTATTTCTAAATGCTGAAATTAATGGATTTACCAGACTTAATTCTTGATTTTTACCCCCAGTATTTGCAAAACCAACTGTGATTATTGGATTCGCTTTTAAATCTCTTATTGTCTCACAAAGTTGAATAGTATTATTATCAATTCTATAGACATAATATGATCCAGTCTGAAGACCACTAATAATTAAATCAGATGCGTTGTAAAAAACTTTATCACCTGTTTTATATCCATGTAATGGTAAATTGATTGTGTTTCTATATTCATCTACAATTTCAGATCCAAATCCAACAGGATTTACTAAAACCTTATCATAAGAAGAATTATACTTTAAGTATACATATGAAGAATTTCCAACACCAAGTGTAAATTGTGGATTAACTGATAAGTTAAATGTGTCACCCTTTTGTAAAGTATGTGAAGTTGATAAGGAAACAATGGTTCTATTGTTAATAATATTTCCTACAACTTGATTTTTAATAGGTGTTAAACTATATTCATAATTATCTTCAGCATTGTCAAAGAAAAATACTCCACCTGTTGTGGTTAATCCAACTTGAGTCGCAAGTCCAATATAATCTTTGGATTTATTAATTACATATAATACCTGAGATTCTCCCGAAGGAATTCCAAAATTTGCACTTATTGCAGTTGATCCAACCGAAATTGAAGTTGTTCCTATGGATGGTTTTGCTAGTACAACTGCCTGATTTGTTTTAAATGGATGATTTGGAATATAAATGCTTTGAGTTTGAACTGATATTGGATACGAAATATCACCCAACGGATAATTTATTGAGTTTGTATTTGATGCAGTTGACCCTACCCCAACAGAATTTTTAGGATTAAAATATACTGGTTCATTATATTCGGAATCAAAATAATCGAGAGTTAGTGGAATATCTAATTTATTTTGTTTAATATAGATTTTTGTTCCTATGGTATGAGCAGATCCACTTACACCCCTCTTAACTCTAAGAATATTTCTTTCAGAAAAAACATTTAAAACAGAAATAAATTCTGTCCCTATACCAAGTGTACATCCTATTGATACTGATGTTGGAATTCTGGAGACATAGACATCGGTTACAATTCCACTAGTTCCATTTAGTGGAATTTCTTTTATTACATTGATATAGTCTGAAGTTATACCAACAATATGAGTATCAGTTAATTTTGGTACAAAAGTGCTTAAACCCGAAACAGATATTATATTATTGTTTCCATAATATTCATGGAAAGTTGGTAAATGTGCTGTGACTCTACTCTTATCTTTCCAGGTAAAAACTACATCTTCATATTCTGTTGTTGTTGATGCAACATTAACGATTGATTTTCCAGTAATAGATGAAACTACAGCGTTTAATCCAGTTCCTTTAGTTCCTGTTTCATCAAATCTAACAATATCACCAATTGCATATCCACTACCAGGTTCTATAACTTCATAAGAGTTAATGGAACCACTTGTAGTTGATTGTACAGACAATAATTGATTTGTTATTTCATTTGATTCATATATGAATTCACAAGATGCTGAAGAATCATTAACTTTGTATGGGAAAGTGTTTCTAATTAAATCCGAAGAATTAAAATCAAAAGATTGGTCGAGATTTAAGAAATTATCATCAATTACTTTAGAACGATAAGTATCACCAATAAAATAGGGGAAAGATGGAACTAATTTGTTGGCAGCGTCTGTTCTAATACCAACAAAATATGCATAAGTTCCATTTGGAAAATCTGGAGTAACACAATATCTTCCATTATGAACATCAAGATCTTGATATCCAACATATCTATAATCATCTACAAAATATCCAGGACCAAAAGATGAAGGTCTATCAAAAATTGCTGTGCTATCTAAAACATAACCAGTCTTCATTAATCTGATTGGTGATCCAGAATCTTCTGGATCAGAGTAACCATATGGACCATAAATTGGATTTCCATCATATGCCCACCCAACAATTGGAGAGTGTATATTTCCAACGTCTTTAAATTCAGTAAATGCATAACTTGTTGTATATCCAACCCACCCATAACCTAATCCATTTTTAGATGGACTTACAATTTCAGATCCGTATCTAAATTCTGAGTTAACAACTAAAGATCTTACATCTAAATCAATTAATCCATTAATACCAGGTGAAACAACCTGGATAGTAGTATTTTCATCATAGTTAACACCACCATTAATAACAACGACACTTGTTAACTTCCCATTAGAAACATTTGCTCTTAAAACAGATCCACTTCCTGTTCCATTAACAATGAGATCTGGTGGAGCATTATATTCTTCTCCAGCAGCAGAAACTTCAACTTTTGTAATAGAACCATTGAGTAAAAATGGTTTTAATTCTGCATTTTTACCATTTTTAATAACTACTTTTGGTTTTTTATGTAAATTAATAGTTTCTGACCCATAACCATTTCCATTTTCATATAGGTATGCATCTACAATTTCACCCCTAATCACTGGAGTTGCAGTAATAATTCCAGTAATACTACTACCATAAGAAACATTAACTGATAGAGTGATATCTGGATATTTAAATATGTGATATCCTGAACCTTGAGATTCTAACTTTACAAAATTTCTTCTCTCATAGTTACTTGATATCGATGCACCGATCCCAGCATTTGCAAGTCTAAAGGTATTGGAATCAACTTTTAAAATGTAGTAACTGTTAGAAGTTGATAGACCTGAAATGGGAGTTCCAGTGCATTGATATTCTACAATATCACCATCATTAAAGTTATAATTATCAAAAGTTATCCAATCTTGTGTTGTAATAACTTTTTCGTGTTTAACAAATAATTTTCTATTTTGATATCCAGTTCCAGGATTGATGACTTTTATTTCTTTAATCGTTGTTTGTGGATCAAAAGTTCTAAACTTATGAATACCTACGGCACCTATTGTCGTAAATCCAATTGTATTGATGCCAGAAACATAATCATTAAATCTTGGATATAACTCAATGGTTTTATTATTAATTAATTTTACATAATAACTAGAACCATTAACTAAAGAAAGATCCTGATCAAAATTTCCACCCTCATATGTACCAATTCCTAAAGAATCATTGCCATTTGAATTGTATACAACCTGTTGACCATTTTTAAAATTATGATTTGTTAAGAAAGATATTGTCTCAAAATCAACATCAACCCCACCAGAATCATCTAAAGTTCTGGCATCAAAACTAACTTCTCTATATCTTCTCTCTACAATTGGCTCTAGAACACATCCAAATCCATTTCCACCACTAATTGTAACAGAAATTACTTTTTCAATATCGAAATCTTGTGAGTCAACAAAAACATTTTTAACATTTCCACTAACAACTGGTTGCACTAATGCAGTCACACCACCACCAACTGGACCTGATATCGTAACAGTTGGTGGATTTAGAACATCATAATTTGTTCCCCGATTTAGTAATTTAATATCATCAATAGGTCCATAATAAACCCTATCTTCGGTCTTGTAATTTAAAATATCAACACCGTTTACAAGAACACCAACTTTTCCAGGTTCAGTCTTTTCATTAGTTCCATTAATAATATTACTATTTGCAAGTAACTTTACTAGATTTTTTTGTGGTTTTAAAAGTAACTCTTTTTGACTTGCCAAAATAAAGCTATGAGTTCCACCAGATCCTGATGGAAGTTCATAAAACTCCACATAATCATCAACTTCAATGAAAGATCTTGATTGGTAAAGAGTAATTTTGTTAGCATTTAAACTATCTACTTTTACATAATAAGAAGCTCCAGCATTTAATCCCTCTAAAGAAAGAGTTTCTGGAACATAAATTACTTCATCACCTGTTTGGAATGGAACAGTATTGGGGAAAGATAAAATATGATAGAGTAAAGTTTCGACATCTAATCCTTGTAAAGAAGTTCCACCTTCACCATTTGTAAGAGTTGCTTTGACTAATTCTGTGGTAATTTCATATGATGGTAAAGAGTTTGATGCAACATAAAAATATTCTCTTTTATCATCAAGATAAACATTCTGTACATCGGAAGTAATAACATTATTTCCATACTGCACTTGAACAGCAGAACCTGAGGATTTTGCTTTGTTTATTTTTCTTCTCAGATCATAAGATAATGTTGGATCAGCAACAAAACCAATAATATTATTAAGTGTAACTTGATTACTGGAAAGATTAATATTAGCAACAACTGCATTCGATGCAACAACATTATTCGATGATCTACGAACAATATCGACTTGATCACCTTCTTTTAAACTTGACTTATCTATGTTACTAGTAAGTGTAAAAGAAGCACCACTAATAGATGATATTTCATATCTAGTACTGGTGTTATAAATCCAAGAATTTGCAAAAATTTCCTCAAATGTTTTATTTTGGGTGGGATTTTTAATCGATATACCTATATTTTTAACCGCAATATTCTCACCTTCGTTTATTTGTTGTGTATCAGATAAAGCAACAAAATCTGATAAAACTCCAGTTATTCTAACTTCGCATATGTTTGAGATATCTGCATTTTCATAACCAAAATAAACATCATCTGATCTAATATCATCCGTACTAGATATTTCAAAATCAATTCCAGAACAACCTAAAAATTGATTAATAGTTTTTTCACTATATGTAATGCTATTTCTTCCAGAAATAATAACTCCAGACTCTGCAAATCCAACTGTGGAATCTACAGTTATAACTGAAGATCCTACAGGAACATTACCAATAACTTTTGTTTTTGGTGTAACTATAAAAGTTCCTTGAATAGAATCTACATCACTAAATCCTAAAAATAAATCTAATCTATAAAATGTATCAACACCTCTTGTTATAAGTTCTACGTTTGAAATAGATGCCTTAGTCTGCAGATCAGTTTTCTTATAAAGAGTCTGTCCAATTAATTTTGATGGATCTCCACTAACTGCTTCACATATTACAATTTCTCTTCTTAGGTATTGTGCAGAAGATGGGCGCAAAAGCAATCCATCCAGATTGATTATTTTTGGAGTTTCACCAAAAAGAACATTAAAAAGAATTCTAAAAGATTCTTCCGTTCCTTTTGCTTGATAAAAAGTTCTTGCTTCTTTTATAAAATTACTAACATCCAGTTCAGTAACAAAATCAACTTCTTCTAAACCTGGAGTTAGACTTGTTTTTAATTTTTTATAAAATTCTTTTAAAAAGCAAATGCTTAGATTAGTAACTTTAGATTGTGAGTTATGGGAAGCTGCAGAAGAAGTGGAAAAAACTAATTCCTCTTTATCTAAAGAAGAAGTGCAACTTGTTATTCCAGAAAAACCGCGAACACATCCAACAAAACTATTTACAGTTACTTCAGAATAAGTAATGATTTCACTATCAATCTGAAGTAATCCATTCTTTGGAGGGAATCCTTTCGTACTCTCAACAAATATTTCTGTATCACTTATGGTTACATTTGAAGTTAATGTCGTATATCCCGACATTGCTTCAGGTGTTAGATTATCTAACTTTAGATATAAATCTAAATTTTCCGCAATATCCGATGGACCACCAGGAAAATCCTGAGAAAGATAATATTGTTTGAAAAAATCAACAGTTTTTGGACTTTCTGTAAGTAAAAACTCTGGAAGTTGACTTTCGATTATTTGACCGACTTTAACTCTCGCATCAAACCCAGTTGTGATCATGTATTATCTCCTCGTTAATTCTCCGTTTGAATAGCTTGATGTAACCTTAAATCCAACTCCTGATATCTGTTCACCTGAAGATATTGTGTCTCTAACGATATTTATCTTACTATTTGCAACGTCTAATGACAAATACAGATCTTTTAGTCCAACAACATCGTTAGATTCTGGATATGCTTGTACTTCTACAATATTATTAGTTTTAATAGTTGATGTAATCTGAATTGGACCCAAGAAAATCTCACCTGTCACATAATTTATAGAGCCTACATTACTATTAACTACTCTGTATCTTGTTGATCCTTCATCTAAAGTTACAACAGAAATAATTCCGCTAGTTAAATCGGAATTTGGTATATCTGTAAAATAGCAAACATTAGACTCACCAAAAATAGTAAATCCAGTACTCTTAATGTTTAAACCAGAAGGATTAACATGAAACTGATTTCCAAAGCACAATTCATATTGAGCAAATCTATTAAGTTGTGCATTTAAATTTCTTCTAATAATAACCTTTGTAATATTAGAAGTTATTGCAGAATCAGAATTATCAATTAGTTGTAAGATCTTACTATACTTAAATCTTCCACCAAACTTATTCATATCAACAGATTTTGAATAAGAATCGATTACATTATAAACTGTAGACTTAAGATTTTCTATATTGGTTATCTGTGAAGAATTATAGTAAACATTAGTATCAAGTTCGACATAAAGAACTTTAAGATCAATAAGTTCTTGCTTGATTCCTACTAAAGAATATCCCTTTAACTTACTTAAAATAAACTGTTTATCAAAATCGGAAATAAAATCACCATTTTTTGGCTTAATACTGATCAAAACCTTACCATATTGTGGTGGATTTAACTCCTCACCACCAACAACAGATACGGATTCTGTATTTGGATATATTGATTGTATAATTGACTCATAATCCCTACCTGTAACCGCCCTGTACTGCGATGAATACAGTCTAGGTGCAAAATACTTCACAGAATCAATAGACTCAATCTCCCCACCACCTTGAGCATTTCTAACTGTTGTAACTGAAATACTGCCAGTAGGAATAACTAACTCACCCACTGATCCACGAACAGTTCCTGCATAATCAAATGTACCTGGTCCATTACCATCCTCACCATCGGTGACTATGTAAGTAACCGTGATAATTGATCCATTCTCTAACTTTTTACCAAATATTCCATCACCAAATAATAATTCATACTTTTCATCTTTGATTTCTTGTAGTAAGTAAGTCTCAGAAGTTGCTTTAACATTTAAAATGTTACTTACTTGTGCATATTCCTTACCTTCTCCAGTATCCGAAGAACCCTTAACCTTTACTATAATTGTTGATGAATCAATAAAGGAGTTGTCTAGAAAAAACCTTTGATCTAAAGAACCATTGACTACAAATTGCTTTTTAAGGAACGTTCCTTGATATACCTCAATAGGATTACTTGCAGTTCCAAATGCAGCTACACCATTAATAATACTTGTAGTAATTGGTTCGGGAATTGAGAAAATATAAGAACTATCGTTTACATTTCCAACACATACTAATCCCGCATCTAATGTTAATGTTGCTGATGACGATGATGTTGGAACATTGAAATAAACTTCTGCCTTCGCTGCGGTTCTTGATCGGGGAACATATCCAATATTTCTCGCAAGAGATACTACATTTTCTCTTACAGTTGCCGAGTCTAAGAATGCCTCATTCGCCACCATGTTGGTGTTAAAGGCAGTAATATATGTGTTGTACGCTAGAGTGTCAATTAAAATAGAGAAGTTAGACCCCTCAAAGTCAAAATCCGTGAAGTTCGAATTCGCACGGAGATAATCTTTGATGGAAGTTTTAATCTGATCAAAATCTAGATTTGTAAATTTTGTAAAAGGCATTTTACCTAGTTGCCTCTAATATGAAAGTAAATTGTTGTGCTGGCGTTTCTTGACCAATAATATCGAATGAAATATCAACCTCAAATGAATTTGTATCTGGATCTGGACTCACTTCAACTACTAAATTAGTAACTCTGGGCTCAAAGTTTTTAATTGATATAATAATTTGCTCTCGAATTACTGCTGCAGTGCCGTAGTCAACAAATTCAAATAGACTTTGTGTAATTTCAGATCCAAGAGCAGAATTAAAAACTCTTTCTGTTGGAACAGTTTGTACTAAATTTCTAACAGCACGAAGAATAGCAGACTCATTTTTAATGACTGGCAAATCTTTAGTAACAGGATGGGGTTCAAAAGATAAACTAATATCCTTAAACCCCCTTGATACCCTTTGTACAGGCATTTATTATGTAGAAATTTCTAAATTTATTTATGTCTATTTCCAGGAAGAACCATATGTTGGTTCAGTCCCATATTCCCAATCATCATAATCTTCATCATTACGAATCTTTTCATGAATTTTAGTTTGTTCAGTTAAATTATGCTTTTTGAAAGGAATTTCATCGTGCATAATTTCCTGAATCACTTGCTTATTATAATTTTCAGGTAATACATCATAATCAGTGACGAGTTTGTCTGTACCCCACATTTGGTACATGTATTCACGATCTCTATCAGGATTGGGGTTAGTTGCCATCTGTTTTCTCCAAAAAGGTTAAACAGAACTTTTAGAGGGGTTGCTATCCCTTGATGCAACGTTATCTGTAGATTTCCCTTATATTATAGTTAGTTGAATTTAAATGTTTAAGCATTTCGATGGCGATTAAACGCGGATTTCCTTCACCGCACGTATAAACATCGATTGCAATGCATCCATTTTCTGGCCAAGTATGGCAAGAAACATGACTTTCTGAGAGTGCAATTACAATTGTGCATCCTTGTGGTATGAAACAATGCTCAAAAACGTTAAGAACCGTCATTTTGGCACGCTCAATGCCACTCATCATGACTTCTTGCAAGGTTTTTGCATTATTAAGTAGATCAAAGTCCACATCATACACCTCTAGCAGCAGGTGCTTTCCCATCGAAAATTGTTCCAAGGCACAAATGCACAAAAAATCTATTTATTTCTTATTTTTTGGACTATTTCATAGTCCTTTTCGAGTATTTTCTGCAAATACTCATCGTCCCATAGATTATAATACTCTGTCTTTGCTAAAATTTTCCTCATTTTAGTCAAAAACTCAGTATCTTGATACAAAATTAAATTATATGACCCATTATTGGTCTGAACACCATTGATAAAACTAGGTTCATCACGAAAATCATCAAAAAATTTGTATTTTGGGTATTTTTTGTTCAGTTCTTCGATCTTTTGATAACCATACTCAATCTCAAGGTCATCCTCAACAATAAAAATAACGACACCAA